GCTGAAGGCCGGCATGCTGCCGACCGAGTATCGGCGTCTATGCGAGATGGACCCGATCGCTGAGATGGCAGAACAGAAAGGGCGCGCTGACGCAGAAGGGGCGCTTGCGGCTGTGATGATGGACGCTGCGCTTTCCGGCGACACCAAAGCGGCGCTGGAGATCCTGCGCCACAGACACGACTGGGTCGCCAAGCAGCAGGTGCAGATCGACGTGGCGCAGCAGATCAGCGTAATATCGGCGCTTGAGAAAGCAGAGCAGCGCGTCATCGACGTGCAGGTAACAGAGCGACTGGAGCCCACACTTGCAGCAACCGATCTACAGCGCGTCTGACGAGCAACTTTTGATGACGCGGCTCTGGCAGCCGCGCATCAAAGACGACCCGGAAGCGTTTGTAAACTTTGCGTTCCCGTGGGGGCAACACGGCACGCCACTAGCCAACTACAAAGGCCCGCGCAAGTGGCAGCGTCAGGTGCTGCGGAAGATCACGCAGCACATCAAAGACAACGGCGGACGGGTTGACTATAACGTCTTCCGCTTAGCGGTCGCGTCAGGCCGGGGAATCGGTAAGTCGGCCTTAGTCAGTTGGCTTGTGCTGTGGATGCTCTCCACGCGCATAGGCTCGACGACAATCGTGTCGGCTAACAGTGAGGCGCAGCTCCGGTCAATCACTTGGTCAGAGATCACCAAGTGGCTGGCGATGATGATCAACAGCCATTGGTTTGAGATCAGCGCAACCAAGGTCGCGCCGGCTAAGTGGCTGGCAGAGATCGTCGAGCGGGACTTGAAGAAAGGCACGCGCTTTTGGTCCATCGAGGGGCGTCTGTGGTCGGAAGAAAACCCGGACGCTTACGCCGGTCTGCACAACCTGGACGGCGTGTGTTTGATTTTTGATGAGGCGTCAGGTATTCCAGACTCGATCTGGCAGGTGGCCGCTGGTTTCTTCACAGAGAACACGCCGCACAGGTTCTGGTTTGCCTTTTCCAATCCGCGCCGCAACCAAGGCTACTTCTTCGAGTGTTTCAATTCCAAGCGCGACTTCTGGTCGACAGAGAACATTGACGCCCGTGATGTCGAAGACACCGACAAACAGGTCTACGAGCAGATCATCGCGGAGTACGGCGAAGACTCGATACAGGCCAAGGTCGAGGTGTACGGGGAATTTCCAAGCGCGGGCGACGACCAGTTCATCGGACCCGCGCTGGTCGATCAGGCGTTTGCCCGGCCCAAGCACAAAGACGAGACAGCGCCAATCGTGATCGGAATTGACCCAGCCAGGTCGGGCGGTGACTCGACGGTCATCGCGGTGCGCCAAGGGCGTGACATCATCGCGATCAAGCGGTACCGGGGCGATGATACGATGACGACTGTGGGGCACGTCATCGACGCGATCGAGGAATACAAACCGACGCTGACGGTCATTGACGAAGGTGGGCTGGGGTATGGCATACTTGACCGATTGGTCGAACAGCGGTATAAGGTGCGTGGGGTCAATTTTGGCTGGAAAGCCAAAAACCAAGTGATGTGGGGCAACAAACGCGCTGAGCTATGGGGCGCGTTGAGGGACTGGCTAAAAACCGCGTCGATCGCGCCAGACAGGCAACTGAAGGCGGATCTGACCGGACCTAAGACCAAACCCGACTCAAGCGGTACGATCTTCTTGGAGAGCAAGAAGGACATGAAAGCCAGGGGTCTAGCCTCTCCCGACGCCGCCGACGCGATTGCGGTGACGTTCGCATTTCCTGTCGCCTCCCGCGAGCCCCGCGCAGCCATGCCCCGTCGCCACTACAGCGACCGCACCGCAGGCGCAACCGGCTGGATGGGCGCATGACCAAGAAGTCTGTCAGCCTGTCAGTAGGGCGCGGCGAGAAGCGCCCCACCAGCCAAGGCGCTGGGCTGACGGCCAAGGGGCGCGAGAAATACAACCGAGCCACAGGGAGCAACCTCAAAGCGCCTGCGCCCAACCCCAAGACCGAAGCAGACAAGGGGCGCAAGGCGAGCTTTTGTGCACGCATGGGTGGGGTAGCCGCCAAGGCCAAAGATGGCGAACGCGCCAAAGCGGCGCTCAAACGATGGAAGTGCTGATATGAAACCAGGACTGTACGCAAACATCAACGCCAAGCGCGAGCGCATTAAAGCCGGATCAGGCGAGAAGATGCGCAAACCTGGCGCTCCGGGCGCACCGACTGCCAAGGCGTTCAAAGAGAGCGCCAAAACGGCTAAGAAGAGGTAACTATGCCACTCGTCAAATCACCCAGCAAAGCCGCATTTCGCAAGAACGTAGCGGCTGAAGTCAAAGCCGGTAAGAAGCCCGCTCAAGCAGCGGCGATTGCCTACTCAGTACAGCGCAAAGCAGCCGCCAAGAAGAAATAATGGCTTACGATCCGACAGGCATCATTGGCGCGGCAGAAGTCTCGGATGTAGGCGGCGCGCCGGACAAGGACACCGCGCACAAGCTGTCGCAGATGCGCAGTCGCTTTAAGATGGCGATTGCGGCCTACAGCGACACGCGAGAAGACCAGTTGGACGATCTGCGGTTTATGGCGGGTTCGTCCGACAACCACTATCAGTGGCCGGCGGACGTGCTGTCAGTACGAGGGTCGGTGCAAGGCCAAACCATCAACGCACGTCCGTGCCTGACGATCAACAAGCTGCCGCAGCACGTGCGGCAGGTGACCAACGAGCAGCGGCAAAACAGGCCGTCGCCCAATGTCATTCCGGTTGACGACGACGCGGATGTCGAGGTCGCGGAGATCTTTGACGGCATGATCCGTCATATCGAGTACATATCGGACGCGGACGTGGCGTACGACACCGCCTGCGACAACCAGGTGACGTACGGCGAAGGCTACATTCGGATTCTGACCGAATATTGCGATGAGACGAGCTTTGATCAGGACATCAAGATCGGTCGGATTCGCAATAGCTTTTCGGTCTACATGGATCCGACGATCCAAGACCCGTGCGGTGCGGATGCCGAGTGGTGCTTTATCACCGAAGACATCCTGAAAGCCGATTACGAGCGGTTGTACCCCAATGCTATGCCGGTCAGCTCGATCATGGTGCAAGGCGTGGGCGACCAGGCGCTGTCGCAGTGGTTGTCTGAGACGACGGTGCGGATTGCAGAGTATTTCTATTGCGATTACAAGGCAGAAACGCTCAATTTGTACCCTGACGGCACGACGACCTACCAAGGCACGCCGCAGGACAAGATGCTGCGTCAGATGGGCCTAAAACCGACCCGTCAACGCAAATTGCAGCGTAAAAGCATCAAATGGTGCAAGACCAACGGCTACGAGATCATCGAAGAGCGCGAGTGGGCGGGTGCGTACATCCCCGTTATTCGCGTGATCGGTAACGAGTGGTCGATTGAAGGCCAGCTTGAAATCTCAGGACTGGTCAGGAACGCCAAAGACGCCCAGCGGATGTACAACTACTGGGTGAGCCAAGAAGCTGAAATGCTGGCGCTTGCGCCCAAGGCACCGTTTATCGGTTACGGCGGTCAGTTTGAAGGGTACGAAGAGAAGTGGAAGACTGCCAACACGCAGAACTACCCCTATCTTGAGGTAAACCCTGATGTGACCGACGGAGCGGGCAATATTCTGCCGCTACCGCAGCGAGCGCAGCCTCCGATGGCCCAAACAGGGCTGATTCAGGCCAAAATGGGGGCTTCTGAGGACATTAAAGCGGCTACAGGGCAGTACAACGCCAGCCTTGGAATGACGTCAAATGAGCGGTCTGGACGGGCTATTTTGGCCCGTCAGCGCGAGGGCGACGTCGGTACGTACCACTACGTTGACAATCTGGCACGGGCAATCCGGCACGTCGGGCGGCAACTGGTCGATCTAATCCCCAAAATCTATGACACGCAGCGTATCGCGCGTGTAATCGGGGTGGATGGCGAGTCGAAGATGGTGCGGCTCGACCCGAACCAGCCAGAGCCCGTGCGAAAGATGGTAAACGAGCAAGGCGTGGTGGTTGCGAAGATCTACAACCCTGGCGTTGGCAAGTACGACGTCAAGGTCACCACCGGCCCGAGCTACCTGACCAAGCGTCAGGAGTCGATGGACGCGATGAGCCAAATTTTGCAAGGCAATCCAAACCTGTGGGCGGCGGCTGGCGATCTGTTTGTCAAAAACATGGACTGGCCAGGCGCACAAGAGATGGCGCAGCGCTTAAAGAAGATGATCGATCCCAAGCTGCTGCAAGAAGACGACGATCCTGCGCTGCAAGCGGCCAATCAGCAGATTCAGGCGATGCAGGCGCAGATGGAGCAGATGTACAACATGCTCCAAAACGTCGGCAAGTCGATGGAAGCGCAGAAACTGCGCATTGACGAGTACAATGCGGAAACCAAGCGTATTCAAGCCGTGCAAGCGGGCATGACGCCTGACCAAGTGCAGGATGTTGTCATGCAGACGCTGAAAGATGTCATGACGGCTGGCGACATGGTGGTCGCTCAACAAATGGGTATGACGCAATGAACTGCGCAGACTTTATCGGCACCTTGTTCCTAGCGCGTGATGTGACGCACAGCGTACACTTAAATACAAGATCGTACGCCAAGCACGTTGCGCTAAACGAGTTTTACGACGGCATTGTCGACCTCGCCGATAAGTTTGCCGAAGCGTACCAAGGCCGGCATGGGCTGATCGGGCCTATCACGCTGATGTCAGCCAAAAAGACGACAGACGTCATTGAGTTTCTCAAAGACTCGCTTGCGGACATCGAAGAGATGCGGTACAAGGTGTGTGAGAAGGACGACACGCCGCTCCAAAACATCATTGACGAGATCGTAGGGCAGTACCTATCGACCTTGTACAAGCTCAAATTCCTTGCGTAAGGACAAGTTATGGAACTGCTCAATCCTCTTGCTGATGCCAACTACCCCGCTTATACGGCGTCTTATACAGGCACAGCGGGGTCAACGACCGCATGGCCGTCAGGCCCGCAAGGTGTGGTGATCTGGTCAACAACCGCTGCGTACGTCGTAATAGGCGAAGGTGTGACTGCGACTACCAGCTCAACACCCATCCCAGCCAATACGCCGATTCCGTTCATCGTGCCGCAAGGTACAGGTGCTCCGTGGCGGGTCAGTGCGATCCAGATTGGCAGCGCTGGCACAGTCTACGCTAAACCCATCAACATCCGATGAGCTTTGGCATACCCGTCCGTAATGGCCTGAGCCTGGGGCTTGGGACCGTCGCTACGTTGGCGACGGACTTTGCGTCGCCTAACCCAGGCCCGCCGTGGACGGTATTGACCAGTGATGGCACGGCGTATGTAGTGGATGAAGTTGTGCTGGCAAGCAATGGCACAGCTTACTATGTCGTCGAAACTGTGCTGACCAGTAACGGTACAGCGTACAACCCAATTTGAGGTGAATCGTGAGCGCATTTGAGGTTTTAGCTCTGAATACGAGCATTCCGCAGATCCAAGCCGCACAAACGGGCGACAGCTATGTCATGGTGGTGAACGCCACCACTCCAGCACTCAGGATCACGCAGACAGGTACTGGCAACGCCATCTCTGTTGAAGATGAATCCAACCCGGATGCGACGCCGTTTGTTGTTACGTCAATAGGAGATGTTGGGCTTGGGACAAGCACTCCAACGCAAAAGTTAGATGTACGGGGCGGTCTCTATGTAGAACGAAACACCAATCCTACGAATGGATTAGTGGCAGCACTTACAAATCAAACAACGTCTTCTAATAACGGATGCAAACTTTCGTTTGATGTCTATAACATTGGTTCGGCTGCAATAGGTGTCCCAACTGATAATGCGGGATTGGCGTTTTATACAAACGGCGTTACATCAGAAAAAATGCGTCTCGATTCCTCCGGCAACCTCGGTCTGGGGGTGACGCCTAGTGCGTGGGGTACGGATTACAAAGCCCTACAGATTGGCGGCTCGGCAACTGCTGCACTTAGCTACAAAAACTTCGTCACTTCACTAAGCCAGAACGTCTACAGCACGAATGCTAATGATGTTGCTCTCGTGGGAGGCAATTCCGCGAAATATGAATTAAACGGTTCTGGGGAGCACGTTTGGAAGACTGCTACTGCTGTTACCGCTAACACTACAACCATTACTAACGGTGTTTCTTACACCATTATCACTTCTGGCAATCAGACTGCATTTGGCGCTGCCAACAACAATGTAGGAACTGTCTTTACCGCGACTTCCAGCGGAACCCTGTCCAGCGGAACGGTATCGCAGAACATCTCCTTCACCCAAGCAATGACGCTGGATGCTAGTGGGAATTTGGTTGTAGGCGCTACTAGCACTTCTTATCGCATGGAAGTTGTTGCTCCGTCTGGAGACAACGTTACGGCGCTTTTTCGTTCTGGTGACTCCACT